TTATGGACATTGAGTCTCCATACGAGAAAGTATACATGGTCCGATCTCTTGTGCCTACTAGAGAGATTGGTTTCCTACCTGGTGACCATGAAGATAAGAGTAACCTTTACCAGATTCCTTATAAGAATATGGTGAAGTATATGTTTGAGATGCCTGATGACAATGCATTTGAGGCACTGTATGACAACCTCAGGGCACAAGAAACCATCTCATTCTGGTCCACCTCATTCATTCGTGGTGTGACCCTTGACAAGTGCATTATAATAGTAGATGAATTCAGTAACCTAAACTTCCACGAGCTTGATTCAATCATCACTCGTGTTGGTGACGACGCTAAGATCATCTTCTCAGGTGACTACACCCAGTCCGATCTCGTTAAGAGCAATGAAAGGAATGGTGTGCTAGACTTCATGAAGATCCTTGACTCCATGCCATCATTCGACTGTGTTGAATTTGGTATTGAAGACATCGTTAGATCTGGTTTGGTTAAAGAGTATCTTGTATCTAAAATCAACATGGGAATGTGAATGTTTAATTATGTCGGTCCTGCTTCTCCACTCGAAGAGTTAGAAAGTAGGACATTGAATCATGGAAGATTCTATAAGACCGATATCGGTTGGATGCCTAGCGTCACAACTGTTGTCGGTCATCATACTAAGCAGGGTATTCTTGCTTGGGAAAAGCGTGTAGGTTTCACTGAAGCAGAAAGAATCCGACGTGCTGCGTCGTGGCGTGGCACAAAGTATCATCACATTGTGGAGCACTATCTTAAGAATGAATTGGAAGAAGTTAAAAAAAGCGAGGGTCTTCCCTCGTACCTTTTTAGGTTTGCTCGTAAGGACCTTGATCGTATTGGTAATATCCATGCTATTGAAGCCCCTCTTCATTCTAATAAGCTCGGCATTGCTGGTCGTGTTGATTGTATTGCTGAGTTTGACAACGAATTAGCAATCATTGACTTCAAAACTACTACTCAATTGAAGAAAGAAGAGTATCTTGAGTCATACTTCGTCCAAGAGTCAGCGTATGCATACATGTATTACGAGATGACTGGTGTTGAAGTTGATAAACTTGTAACAATCTCAGTATCTGAGCAAGGTGACATGCAAGTGGTCCAAAAGTATGATAAGATACCATACATCAATACACTCATCGATTGGATTGAAGACTACCGTTACTACGTGGAGGGCACCAAGTGATGAAAGAAATTGAAGAAAAGTTTATGACTCAGGGTAAATTTACCTCTCTTGTTGAGTCAAGAGTTAAACAAAGTCAAGGACTTATAAATTATATTGAAGCAGTCACATCTATTTGTGAAGAGTTTGAGATTGAGGTTGAAATTGTTAGTAAACTCATCTCAAAACCTCTAAAGGATAAGATTAAGTGGGATGCACAGCAACTTAATTACATAAAACGAACAAGCAGAGGAATACTGCCACTATGACTAACGATTTTTTCAAGAGTGATGTCGTCCACAAAGAGATAGAAGAGATCCAAGAGGTTTATACAGACCTCTTGAAGATGTCTGCTGGTCTTCAGGACTTCGATCCAGCACAGAGACTAGAGCATGTGGAGAAGACACTAGAGTTGATTGCCAAGCAGAAAGTATTTTACTCTCGTTTGGCATTGGCATCTCATGGTGTCAATCCTGATGATGAAGAGAATGAGGATGCTAAATTAGTCAAGGATCGTATCGATCTATTGTCTGAGCAATACTCTGGCGGAATGAATCTGATGATGATTCTCCAACAGATGGAAGACAAACTACAAGTATGGCGTAAGGAGTTACGAAATGACGAATCCTAATGCACTCTATGAGGACATGCAGCGTCTGGATGACCTCTATGAGGAGTTGTGCTGGAGTCCAGACGATGACCCTCAATTCACCCATGACGGTGAGCGTGTGCTGATTATAAACCGCACACAGCAGGTTGACAAGACCTAAATACTATGCCATCATACGTTGGTGGCACACAAACATACCACAATACAAACACAACGGAGAAACACATGTCATTCGCAAGTCTCAAGAAGAAGTCAGGCACATTTGATAAACTGACTCAGCAAATTGAGAAGATGTCCAAGCCACAGGGTGCAGGTCCTGATGAGCGTCTCTGGAAACCTGGAGTGGACAAGTCTGGAAACGGTTATGCCGTTATCCGATTCCTGCCTGAGCCTGATGGTGAAGACCTTCCATGGGCACAAGTGTGGAGCCACGCATTTCAAGGTCCTGGTGGTTGGTATATTGAAAACTCTCTCACCACTATGAATCAAAAAGATCCAGTCGGTGAGTTGAATCGCACCCTGTGGAATAGTGGGATTGATTCTGATAAAGAGATTGCACGTAAGCAGAAGCGTAAGCTCTCTTACTACAGCAACATCTATGTTGTGAAGGATCAACTGAATCCTCAAAACGAGGGTAAAGTATTCCTTTATAAGTATGGTAAGAAGATCCACGACAAGGTGGTCTCTTCCATGCAACCACAGTTTGAGGATGAGACTCCTGTCAATCCTTTTGATATGTGGCAAGGATCAGATTTCCGTATCAAGATCCAAACCATTGGTGGATACTGGAATTATGATAAGTCTGACTTCGCAGCACCTGCTACTCTTGGTGGGTTTGATGATGAGCGACTTGAAGAAATCTGGAAGTCACAGTATTCTCTCAAAGAGTTTACTGATCCAGGTGCATTTAAGTCCTATGAGAAGTTGGAAGAGCGTCTGAATATGGTCCTTAACAAGGGTCGCACTCAGGTCCGTGGTCGTGATGAGTCTGAAGAAGCAGTGTATGCTGACTCTCTTGTGACAGCTGAAACTCCGTCATATTCTACCCCCACACCCAGTGGGTTTGGTGATAAGATTGAAGAGTTAAACAAGGCAGATGATGGTCCTGACCTTGACTATTTCGCTGCTCTCGCCGCTGAAGATTGATGAAACTACTGGTCGCCGCTACTGCTCTGCTACTTGCAGCAACGCCTGCTCAAGCAATCACCTGGAAAGAATTCTGGGAGCCGTTTGATGGCGACCAGCATCATCATTATCACCATGGTTACCCAGCACCTCGCAGGTGCCAGGTAACTAAGACAAGAAGAGTATGGATCCCTGGGCATTACACAGGATTCTATACTGCTCCTGGTCAACCTGACTGGATACCTGGCAGGTGGTCAACACGGACAAGGACTCGGTGGGTTCCATGCCGCCCCTATCGCTGATCCTATATATTATTTGACTTTTCGTTCACAGGAAGGTCGGAAAAAAACTCGGGGTATTTTTTCCCCCTCAGGGATTTTTACAAGTTATGCTATCAACCGCTTACCGACTCCGATTAGAGTTTATTTGCAAAAAGATCGCCAATGGCGAAGAAGTCAAATTAGACGATATGGTATGGGCACAAAAGCTTGCCAAAGCAAATACATCTGCTAATGAGATGTTAAAAATGGCCAGAAGGCAAGCAGCACAAGATATTCAAGAAGGCAGCACAGACGATTTTCTGAATAGGATGGGTTTAGGTGATCCCGACCCATCCAATCATAAGAAGGGATTCACTGATGCTGATGATATTAAGGATTGGTTTCAGCAAGACAAACCTAGTGATTGGAGGCAACGTGACTAAAACTGAGTGTAAAGACAAAATACTCAAATACGTCAAAATACAACTGAATAAGTTAAACTTAGAACAACTGAATAACCTTGCTGACAAACATACATGCAAGAAGAAAAAAAAGACCACTTAAACGATTATGTGGGTGTCCAAACATGGGACCCCATTTTCGAGATGATGCGGTATCATTGGGTACATAAGTCTGAGAAGGATCCTGTGCAATTCGTGAAAAACCTCAACCCAGAGCAAGAAGTGCTATGAGCAGTAAGATGCTATTTCTGGTTGATGCTGGCAACGGCAGATGTATCAGTCACGATGGATACATTCAACTCGGCAGTTTCTCTCATAGCGTAGAGAAGCATCTTGAGTTGTGTCCAGATCAGGAATGGCAGGTTACTTATTGGATGCCTGATCCATTCTGTATTAGATATCCAAGAGCAAACTATCAGCATACGATGAAGGCAAATGAAGGATCGCCCAAGACTGATAATGCACTAGACAATCGTCCAAGAGACTTCCCAGATCAACCCACACAGAGACTTGAAAGGACATTATGACCAATGTGATTGTCCCTATGAGGATATTAGGTAGCGGTCTCGTGATCATTGCCTATTTTATTATTATTCATGTCGATTTAATGTCTGGAGTGCTAACTCAGTTTGTAGCAGATCTTATTTCAATTCCTTATTTTATTAAGACAAAATCTTGGGATGTTGTTATGATGCTATCATTCCTACTTATAATTTCGGTGTCTAAATTGTTATGAAAATGTGGGAAACGCAGTGTACTGGATGTGGAAAGATGATCCCCGCCAATCAATGTCCTCAGGTTGGGTGTTATATCCCATCTAAGGGAAAATACGAAAACTCTCTATGTAAACCCTGTTGGTTAAAGAAATGCAAGCAGTAATCTATTCAAATGGCAGTCAAGAGTGTGAAAGACTGCAAATGCTCCTAAAGTCGATTTCTACTGAATATTTGCAATATAACATCGGTGAAGACTTTACACAAACCCAATTTCAACAAGAATTTGGAGCAGATGCAGAATACCCCCAATGCGCTTTAGATAACAAGCACATCGGGGGTTTAAAAGATACTCTACATTTTCTAGACAAACTTGGAGCGATTAATAACCTCCGCCCGACTGCTGTCCAGTAGAAGATCCAGCACTACCATATTGGTTACCAGTTGAAGAAGAGTCTTCAGCAGCAGTTGTATTCCCTGCCAGTGCTGTCACTGCAGTGCCTGATGCTGAAGTAACTGCAACGGTAGATCCGTCAGCAAGCACATCACCTGCAGATATGGTAGCAGCATTACTACCAAATGATCTGGAGGTGTATTCTGCTTTAGAAGCAAATTCAATAGATGGTGTTTGTCCCACAAGTGTAGTATATGTGGGTTTGACACTTCTGAATGCCTCGGATACAATACCAACAGATCTCTTGACACCTGTTTGTGTATCAACCTCATTAGAAGGAAGATACTCTGTAAGATTTTCAAATTCTTCAACAAACTGAGTCAAGAACTCAGATTTGAGTATATAGATGTTTCTTCTATATTCATTTAACTGCATTTCATACTGATAGTTAGATACTGGAGCAACTAACTGATCTGTGGGTATTAGAGTGCCATCAGGACGAGAATATTCAAAGTTTTCGTTGACTTGGAGTCCTGCTTTTAGTAGTAAAGATCCCTTAGTGCTTCTGATTTCTTGAGTTTCCCAATGATGAATCTCATCAGTTGACCCATACTTTCTCATAATATACCTAAACAACTCACCCTCTTCTAGGGGCCAGTCATCATAAATGTTTGTTATATTATTACACAGCAAAATTACCCAGTCATACTCAGGATCATTATAGAATTTGTCAGCAACTTGATCAGGTCTCTCATTATTCTGAATAGAATAGGATTCAAATCCTAAAGCAGTTTGCAGTATTCCATCACGTAATTTAATACGACGGAATAGATTCTTTGCCATCACATAGGGATCATTGCCACCTACGCGATAACTACTGGTCCTGACAAATACATCAGGTAAATAAGAGAAGTAATTTGACATTTAACTATCCAGAAAATCTTCGCGAGTGCGGTATTTCGTCTCTTGGAAACTAAGAGACATGTTATAGATCACAAAACCAAAGTCTTCATTCTCCATACCTGGGGTATGAGTCCTAATAGCAGTAGAATCGCCAAAATCAATATTCATATTCTTAAGGACCATTTTATTTGGGAAACGCAGTAATGCAGTCATAAAACCACCTGCTCCCGTATCACCCTTTTTAGGTTTTAACTTTTCCCTACCTTTTTTAGCTTCATATCTAACGATCTCTGCTTCAAACTTATCAGGAATAGTCAACCACTGATTGTTATCTGATGAGGGGTGCATCGCTTGCCTAAGTTCGCTGATAATATCATAGATTACTTTCACATCCTGAGCACTCTTTGGTTGCATAGTAAATTTAAAATTATGATCCATGAAACCAGTGCTCTGAAACAGAGTTTCTTCGTAAGGGTTGAATACCTTACCATCTGT